TCATCACGCAACCCCCCATTTTACGCACCGAAAAACTGCAAAAAGTGGCCAGCCGGCCAAGTGATCCACCCTTTTCCGGGGCCAATCCGGGGACCCCGCCGCCGGCCCCCTTGCGTCATGGGATCCTGGGCTTTTGAGGGCAGCTAATAAATGGCGAAACCAACCAAAAACGGCCCGCCCCTGGAAATCCCGACGCTAAAAGGGAAACCGGCGCCGGCGGTGCCCGGGTGGGCCGCGGTTCAGGCGGTGGCCGATGCCCTGGGGGTGCAGCATGAGATAGCCGGCCGGCTAATACGCCGCAAGGGCGCCCCCGCCTGGCGCGACTACCCGGCGGCCCCGGCCTGGTACCTGGACCTGGCAAAGTTTGCCCTAACTCGAGGGTTTAAGAGCCCCGCATTTCTGCAGTACCTGGCGGATCATGGCCCGGGCCCGGCTATCCTCGAGGATCCGGACCTGGGCCTGCCCCCGGCCGAGGATCCGGGGCCGGCGGCCGGCCAGCCCCCTGGCGAGTATGCCCAATTTCGAGCAAGCCGCGACAGCTTACGGGCGGCCACTGCCCGCCTTGGCGCGGTGTTGGCCCAGGCAATGAAAGCCGGCGGCAAGGTTCAGGACGTGGCCGAGGCCTGTATAATCTCAGAAAAGTATTGCAAACTGCAGGCCGAATTACGGCAAACCGAAGCCCAGTTTTTGCAGATACAGCAGGCCCGCGGGGACCTGGTACAAACGGGCGCGATGTTACGGGCCACGGTTCAGGTATGGATAGCGGCCCGGAATATGCTAGATCAATTAATGGCGCGGATGGTGGATACCGCAAACCTGCCGGCCTGGATCCAAGCCGCCGGCGGAACCCTGCCGGATAACGCCCGGGGTTTTTCCGCCCAGATTCGGGAATCCTTGGCGGATTATGTAAAGGGCGAAAGTAACCGGTTTGCCGACGCCTTGACCGGGGTGCCCGATGCTCTGGAACTGGCGCCGGATATCTGCGCCCGGGTGGCCGGGGAACTGGCGGCGGAACTCGCGGCCGCCGCGGTCCGGATCCGGGAAATAGCGAAACGGCGGCATGAATTGACCTAACAGGAACAGGAAGCAGAAAGGGCCGAGAAATGGAAACGATTAACGAGTTAACCGGAACAGAATTCCACTTGGTTGGGCAGATTGTGAGTGCCCCGGGAATGGGCGCCATCGGCCGGGTGGTGGCCGCTATTGCCGAGCCGGCGGTCTTGGTTGAAAAGGCGAACGGCAAGCGGTATATGTGGCAGGCCGCCAAGGTGACACCTGTGGACGTTATCACCCGGGCCGACTATTACACCGCCCGCATAGCCTATCTTGAGGGGGAACTGGCCAAGGTGCGCCAATGAGCCGCGGCCAGGCCAAGCCCCCGGATATAGCCGCTTTTGTGGCCGCGGTGGCCGGTGAAATCCCGCGAGCCCGGGGACTGTTCCCGGACCCCCGCGGCCTGGTGGCCGCTTTACTCGAGGAAACCGGGGAACTGGCCCGGGCTTTACTCGAGGAAACCCCGGCCCGGGTGTTTGCCGAGGCGGCCCAGGTGGCCGCGGTGGCCGGGCGCCTGGCCCTCGAGGGGGACCCCGGCCTGGATCCAATACGCCAGGCCCGGGGCCTGGCAACAATCGGGAAACAACCCGAACCCGAAACGAAACGGAAGAAACAGAAAGGCCAGAAAAATGGATGAGATTCTATTTTACGCGGAAAAAACCTGTGCCTTGTGCGGCGGATGCGGGGCCCTGCCGGCGGCCCACAATACCGGGCGGGTGCAAAGCGCCCGGCGGATAGCCTGCCGGGCCTGTAGCGGCAGGGGGCTTGTCCGCCATGGATTTACCGCCGCGGGACTGCGGGGCCTGTTAGGTGTACCGGGCCCGCTAGGGATGTTTACGCCCGAGGCCCCCGCCGCGGCCCCGGCCGCCGGCAAAGCCCGGCCAGGCCGGAAACACCGGCCCGCCGGCAAAGCCCCGGCCGCCGCCGGCGCCGACAAATAAGCGCCAGTGTACCCGCCTGCAGCAACATCCTTCACCGGCAGCCCCCAGGGCCCCGAATACGCCCGGGCCCTGGGGGCCGTTTCGGTATTGGCCGCGGAATCCTTCCGGTATAGGCCCCGCCTTTATCCCAGTGAGTGGATGGCCGCCGAGGGGTGGATCAGTGGCCGGACCGCCGAGGCCACCGGGCGGCCAGATGTTTGGTACTGGCCCGTAAATGTGGGGATAATTGATGCCGCGGTAGAACCAAATCGCGGGATAATGGATAAAAAGCCGGTGCAGATGGGCCATAGCCACTACATGATGCACCTGGTAGCCTGGGAAATCGCGCAACATGGCGGGCCGATCTGTTACAGTATGGCCAAGGCGGAAACGGTGCGGCAACACGTTCTCTCGCGGTTTGAGCCGATTGTCGCCCATTCCGAAACCGTTAAGGCCCTGTTTCTGGCCGGCCGTGAGAATCACGAAACCATACTTTGGAAACAGTTTAGAAACGCCACCGTTTCCTTTTTCGGCGCCGGCAGCGAAAACAATTTTATATCGAATCCCTACCGGGCCGCCTTTGCAGATGAATGGGATAAAATGGGGACCTTTCCGAGTGGCAATGATGCCGTTACCCTGTTGCTAGGCCGCCAGGACGCCTTTGGATTCCCGAAACTGTACGCCTGGGGGACCCCCGGAATCCCGGAGTTTGGAATAGCGCCCCGCACAAAAAACGACAGCGACCTGCGGCGGTTTTATATCCGGTGCCCCCATTGCCGAAAGCCCATAGACCTGGAATATAAGCGGGACGTGATAATGGACCGGGACGCCAAAACAAAGGAACGGCGCCCGGAAACCGCCCGCCTGGTTTGTTGTAAGTGCGCCGCCCCGATAACCGACGCCCAACGGGCCCGGGCCCTGGTGGATGCGGCAAAGGCCGCCTGCCCCTGGTATAAGCCGGCAACAGCGGACCCGCGGGTGGGGTGGCTTTCCACCCTGACCCCGGCCCAGGCCGCGGGGCGGCCCTTTGCCGGGTTTGTTAATCAATCTCAGCTTTTGAACCCCCGGAGTAGGGTACGGGACCTAGCCGCCCGCGATTGCATGGCCCGGAGCGAAACAGAACGGGCCACTTTTGAACGCGATGTGTTAGGCGAGGAATATGTGCCGGCGGCCCAGCTCATTACCCTGGAAATGGTAAAAGCCCGGGCCACCGGGACCGGCGCCGCCCATGATGTACCGGCCGGAACCCAATACGTTACCCTTGGCGCCGATGTACAAAGCGCCGGCCCGGGCGGTGATTTGATCCTATACTTTGACATTTCCGCGTGGATGCCCGGGGAGGATTTGAAAATCACCCTAGACCTTGCGCGGATCCTGACCCGGCAGGCGAACGAGTGGTCCGAAATCCTGGACCTGGTACGGACCTGGCAAGGGAAAGATTCAAAAGGGGCCCGGTACCAAATCAAGCAAGCGATTATAGATGCCGGGTACCGGGCCGCCGACGTTTACAAAATCTGTAACGAACTTTCCGAGGCGAGCAATCCGTGGGTTTTGCCGGCAAACTTTGCTATTCCGGCAATGGGGGACTCAGTGTGGAAACCGACGCCCCAGGGGGAAACGGGGGACCCCGCCCGGCAAGTGATCCTTATTTCGCGGGACTGGCTTGTGGGCCGGACTATGGACCGGATCCAATCCGAAAACCGCCTTATACTGCCGGCGGGTGTAAGCACCGAGGCCCTGCAGCACTACACCGCCAATACTCAGGCCGAAACCCTGGACCGCCACGGCAATTTCCGGGGCTTCCATTGGGAACGCAAGCGGTTACCCCATGGCCGGCGGGCCCGCGACGACTGGATGATGGCAAGTGCCTACAGCGAATTCGCGGCGGTGTTGTTGGGCCTGGATAAGGACGCCGGCAGAACCGAGGCCGGCGCCCGAGCCGACGCCGAGGCGACCGTCAAGTATCAAATGCGGAACCGGGACCGGTACCGCCGGGCCCGGCAGGACCTATCCCAGGAACTACACCGGCGCCGGCGGGACCGCCGCGGCTAGGTGGTGGGGGGAGGGGCCAGGGCAGCGTCTAGCCTGGCCAGTAACCGGAACCCGGGCAGCGCCCGGCCGGTTTCGTACAAACTGATTCGCCTTTGGTCAGTGCCCGCCCGGGTGGCAAGTTGGGCTTGCGTGAAACCGTGGCCATATCTTTCCAGAATCAAATCGCGGGCGAACCCTGCCCGGGCCCTTGCGGCCCGGTTTCTATGACTTTCCGCCAGTTTTCCCATGATTATGCCCCCTGAAAGGAATAACCCTTGCCCTGTTGCTTGCGAACATACCGCAAAGCGGGGTATTTGTAAAGGGTGGACCGTTACCGGTGGTGATGATGATCTGGGCCGAGGGTGAGAAATGACCCTATAGAATCTGCAGGACCCGAACCCCCAAGGGGCGCCGGCAGGGCCGGCGGGGCCCCGGACCGGGTACAATCGGGCCAGGACCCCGGGGCGCCAACAGGCCAAGCCGGCCGGCTGTTCCCATACCGGCAGCCGCCCGGCCAGCCACCGCCCCGGGGCCCGGCCCAACAGCAAGCCCAAAGGGAAAGCGCCCTTGTCTTATATTACCCAAGCCCAATGCGAGGCGATGCTCGACTTTCTGGTGGCCTTGCAGCCCTCCGCAAAGTATGTAATGGACCCCCTAGGCAATCAAGTTTCGTACCCCTCTTTTAAAGAGATTGCCGACGGGGTAACCCACTGGGAACGGTTGCGCGAAAAGGCGATAGCGGACGCGAACAGCGAAACCGGGGCAACCGTGGTGGTCCGCCGGCGGATGGCATGAGCAAAATACGCGCGACAATTCAGAGCCGAATCTACGACCGTTTCGACGTGCGGGGCAGCTATCGAACCGGCGCCGGGACGCGCGCGCGGAAGTACAGTAGTCATAGTGTCAGCAAATCGGAATATGCCGAGGCCACCCCCCGGGTACGGTGCGAAGTGCGCGAATCAAGCCGGGCCCTTGACCGGCAGAATACCCTTTGGCAACGGATCCTAAACGTAGGCGAGGAAAACGTAGTTAGCACGGGCCCGGTTTTTATTCCCCTGACCCGCGACCCCGGTTGGAATGATGCCGCCGCCGCTATCCTGGCCGAATCTCTCAAAAAGCCCCGGCTAACGGTTGAGAAACTCCGGACCTGGAATGAGTGCAGCCGCCTGGTTTACCGATCTCTCGAGCGCGACGGCGGTATCTGTACCTATTACCCATACGAACGCACTGCCCTGTATGAGGATGGCCAGGTAGTAACGCCCCGGAGCCGGGAACGGGACCCGGCTATGCGGTCCGGGCTCGAGTTTGACCCGGTGACCGGCGGCCTTGTGGCGGTTTGGGTGGGCCAGTATGACAAGTGGGGGATTGTGGATGATAAGGACGCGGAACGGCTGCCCGCCTGGCTTGTGGATACAGAGTGGCAAATTGAACTGCCGGTAACGCAATATCTCTTTAATTCACCTTTCGTTTCCGGTTTCCGCGGAATTAGCCCGATGGTGGCCGCTATTGACCACTGCGAGCGGCTAGAGGAATATTTAGAAGCCACCCTCGAACGGGCGGTAAATGAGGCCTGTATACTGGGATCCTATCACGGCCCGCCGGGCGGCGGCGGCGGGGTAGAAAAGGGGCTAAACACCGGCCGCCAAACCGACGGCAACCCGACGGGCCCCGCGGGGGATACTTACGACCGTTTTTTGTACTTGGAACCTGGGGTGGTGGGCAATTTCCCGCAAGATTCAGAATTCAAAATCCATAGCCCGACGACCCCCAATTCGATGTTCACCCCATTCACGCAAACCCTTATTCGGATGATTGGGGTACAGCGGGCCTTGCCCCTCGAGTTGATTTTACTACAATTCAATGAAACCAATTTTTCCGCGTCCCGCGCCGCCATTGAACAGGCTAAAAAGTGGTGGCGGATGCAGCAGTTATATATGGCAGAAAGCTGGTACGGGCCTACCTATGAAATCCGGGTATATGAGGCGATGCGGGCCGGGGCCCTGACCTACCGCGAGGACTGGCGCAATTACGAGATACAACCGCCCGGGTGGCCCTACCTGCAGCCGCGGGATGAGGCCCAGGCCAACCAAATCCGATTGGCAAGCGGGGACGCCGATCTCTCGACAATCTGGGCCGAACAGGGCCGCGGCGCGGAACGGGAATTCCGCAAGCGCGCGCGATTGCGCCAAACCGCCGAAAAGGTGGCCCGGGAAACCGGAACGGATGCCGACTGGCTTATGAACCCCACCCCCACCCCCCAGGACGCAAGGGCAAACGATGAATAAAACGACTTTCGGCAAGGGCGCCCAGTGGTACCGGATAGAGGCCGCGAAAAATCGCAAGCGGGCTACCGTTTATCTGTATGGCGACATCGGGATGTGGCCGAACACCGCCGAGAATTTTCTGTCAGAGTTGCGGGCCTACCGCGGGGTGGATGATCTGGATATCCATATCCATAGCCGCGGCGGTAATGTGTTCGAGGGATCCGCCATTTTTACCGGTATTCGGGGGTTTCCGGCCCGAAAAACCGCCTATGTGGATGGCCTGGCCGCCAGTATGGCCAGCGTTATACCCCTGGCCGCGGACCGCGTAGTGGTTTCAGATAAGGCCACCATAGTTCTACACCGGGCCCAGGTGCCATTTATTGAGGGCGCCAACGCCTGCGAACTCGAGGATTTAGCCACGAAAATCCGGGCCCTCGAGGCCAATGTGATTATCCCCACCTATGCCGCCCGGTTTCAGCTATCCGCCGAGGAAATAGGCGCGATGTTGGACGCCGAAACTTGGATCAGTGCCGCCGAGGCGGTGGAAATGGGCTATGCGGATGAACTCTCCGACAGTATCGACATAGCGGCAGCCATTGCCGTTACCCCGGGCCAATTTCAGGCCCCCCCCGAAAACGTGGCGGCCCTGTTCCGCCATTACTCGAGCCCCGAACCCGAAAACAAAGGCGCCGGCCCGGCGAATTCCGGCGCCGGCGGTTCCGGAAAAGGAAAGGACAAAGGACCCATGAGAAATGCAATCTTTCGCCTGTTGGGAATCAACCGCCCCGAGGATGAAGCCGAGGCCAAAAGCCTGGAGGAAAGGGTGGGCGCCCTGTTCGATGTTTTCCCGGAAGATAGTATCGAGTTTGTGAAGGCGGCAGCGGCGGCGGGCCTGGACGTGGCCGGCGCGGTGGCGCGGATGATTACCGAACACCAAACCGCGGTAACCGATCTGCAGGCCAAACTGGCGGACCTGACCACCGAGAATACCGCCCTGCAAACCCGCGAATCCGAGGCGGACGCCAAGGTCAAGGGCTTGGCCACTGCCCTGGCGGATGCGAAAAACAGGCCTGTGGTGAAAGTGCCTGGCGGCGGGACCCCGCCGGCGGTGGATATCGTGGCCAAGGTTACCGAACTTATGGAACAGAAAAAAGCCGGCAGCCGCGGCGAGGCCTGGGCCATGGTTCAGGAAGCGCACCCGGCCGAGTATGCCGCCTTTCTCGAGGCCGCCAACCCCAAAACCTGAAACCGCCCGGGCGGCCCCGGCCGCCCCGGCAGAGTGACCGGCAACCCAACCCGGGGCCGGCCGGCCTGGCCGGCCCCGGATAAAGCAAGGTAAAAAGTGGGAGTGTGAACAAATGAACAGCACGACAGATAAACTGTACAACGGCCTGGCCGGTGAAGCCCTCGAGCGTAACCGCCGGGTACAGCTTACCAGCGGTGAGCTCAAATATGCCGACGCGCGCGAAACCTCTATCGGGGTTACCATGGCCGGGGTTGCGGATGAGGCAATGTGCCCGGTAAAACTCTGGAACGACGGCGGGGTGTTTTGTATCGAGGCCGGCGGAACCGTTACCCAGGGCGCGGCCCTGTACGGCGACGACGACGGCAAGGTGACCGCGACTGTGGGCGGTGAAAAAATCGGGGAAGCCCTCGAGGCCGGCAGCAGTGGTAACGGTATCGAAATTCTGGCCGCCGCCGCCGAGGCGGCGGAAAGCGTAACCCACAAGATTCCGGACCCGGGCAACGCCGGCGCTATCCCGGTTACCAAAAGCGGGTATGTGGATCTTGTGACCACCGCCGCGGCAACCCGGACCCTGGCGGCGCCCACCTTTGTGGGCCAGATGCTGGCCTTGCACCTGAAAACAGACGGCGGTGATTGTGTTCTTACCGTGGCCCATATTGTGGATGCCACAAACACGGTCTGGACGGCGGCCGATGTGGGGGACGGGATCCTGTTGTGGGCCGTTACCAGCGGCGCCACCCTCGAGTGGCGACTTGCGGCCAGTGTTGGCGGGACGATGAGTACATAACCGGCGCCGGCCGGCGCCGCCCGGCGCCGGCTGCCCCGGGGGTGGTGAATTCCCGCGGCCCGGGCCCCGCCGGTAAGCAACCCGGCAGGGCCCCGCCCGGGACCAGAAAGCAACCCAGGCGGCGGGCCCGGCAACCCGGGCCCCCCCGGAAAGAAACGAGGGATACAAAATGCAGATTTCCAGTGCAGCAACAATCCGGCCGGATTTGGCCGATGCAGTGGGCGAATACGACAGCAACCTGGACGGGCAATTTATGGCCCTGGATATCCTGCCGGTTATGCCGAGCCAGGATTGCTCCGGGACCTTTGGCCTGTTGCCGATTGAGAATATCACCGACGGCAGCAACAGCGGCAAACGCGCGCCGGGCGGCCCGTACCCGCGGCAGCAAAGCGAAGCGGAAACCGGCTCCTTTACCTGTGAAGAGTACGGGTTTGAGGAACCCGTCGACGATAGCGTGGCCAAACGCCTGGGCCGGTACTTCGACGCCGAACTGGCGGCCAGCCAGATTAACCGGTTTCGCCTGCGCCGGGCCCAGGAAATCCGGGCGGCCACCCTTCTGTTCAATGCCTCGAACTTTGCCGGTTACACCGCCGCCGTTACCACCGAATGGGATACCGCGGCCACTGCGGTACCGGTGGCAGATATCCAAGGAATTGTGAAAACCCTTAAAACCCAGGTGGGCGGGGTTATCATGGACGGCGAAATTTGTGTCGCAATGAGCGAAACTGTTTTTTGGAACGTGGCCAAAACGGTGGAATATAAGGCCCTGCGGGGCGGCGGCAACGGCGCCGGCCGTGGCGAGTATATCCTGCCCACCACTGCCCAGGAAATGGCCCAGATTATGGGCGTGGCGCAAGTGTTCAATTCTAACGCGCAAAGTGCCGCGGCAGATATCTGGGATGATGAATACTGCCTGATTTTCCTGCGGAATGTTAGCCCCCTGTTAAACGCCACTGTGCAGCTTGGGCGGTCTTTTCTTTGGACCGCGGACACCCCCGAAAACGCCACAATCGAAACCTATCGGGATGAGGTGGTGCGGTCCAATATTGCCCGGGTGCGCCAGTTTGTGGATGAGACGGTTTTTAACTACGCGGCCGGATATTTGCTTTCGAATATCACGACCACCTAGCCCTGGGCGATGTTTGCGCGAGTGGGCCCCGATAAGCCCAAGGATACCCGAACAGGGGGCCCGGACCCGGGCCCCCTGTTCACTACCCGCCAGGGCGCCGGCAGCAGGCGCCCGGCGCCGCCGGCGGCAGGAATAGAATGGGATTCAAGACAAACTTTTACGCGGATCTGGCCACCCTACAGCGGAACGCCGATTTATTTCCGGCCGTTTCCGGTACCTACTGGGCGCCCGGGGTGGATTGGGCCACCGACCCGGGGACGGCGGTAACTATCCAGATAGTGGACCGCGGCAGCCAGCCGGAATTTACCGACCGCGAACAAAACCGGCGCCAGGCCGAGGCGATAATCTGGAAAACGGACGTAACCCTAACCGGAACCGAGCCCGGGACCCATGGAACCCTGCAGGATCCGGACGGGAACTACTGGAACATTACCGGAATCCGGGGCGAAACCCCGGCCGGGTATATCGTGAAACTGGCCCGGGCGATGATACACGCAATCGGCAGTACCCAAACCCTGGGCCGTGAGGACTAATCCGAATGGGAACGGTAGCAAGCGCGATAAAGCGAACCCAGTACCTGGTGGCCCGGTGTGACAGCTTCCGGACCTGGGCCGGGGTTACCGGGGTGGATGAGGCCGCCAAACTGGTGGCGGCCCTGGCGCGGATCCACCGGCTAATACACCCGGACCCCGCGGTGGCAGATTTCCCGCTTGCGGTGGTTTCTTACGGATCCTTTACCGGGCAGCGGTACGGTGAGGGCGGCGGCCAGTTTCTGAAACAGAAAACCGTGGCGGTGGAATTCTGGCAAGTGTACGCCGAGGCCCCAACCGCCGACGATCTGGAAACCCTTTACGAAACGTGCGAGGCGATAGGCGACGATATGACCGCCCTTTCGGGAACTGGCGGCCATATCCGTTTCGAATCCTACCGCCGCGGGGATATCGAAGTTTTGGCCCATGAATACAACGCCGCCGGCGGGACCCCGGCCCGGCGGGACCTGGTAAAGATTCCCTATTTTTGGACGGGCCCAAACTGGGGCCGGCAAACGGAAACCACCTAACCCCATGAACCGGGCAGCAGAAACAGGATTTGTAAATCTGGGCCGCCTGGCCGCGGAATTGAAACGCGGCCAAAAACGGGCCCTTGGCGCCGCTATTGGGTGGGGGGTGGCCTATTGGCGGGACCATTACCTGCCCTTGCATTTTACCGCGGCAGCCTACCCCCGTTATAACCACCCGCGGGCCCGGTACGCCCGGCCGCTACGTGGCACGGCCCCCCAGATTACCGTTAACGGCCGGACAATATCCGCCCCCTTTACCATGAAAGAAATAATGCAGGCGAAAGCCGGCCTTGATCCGGACGCCGGCCCCCTGGTATTTTCCGGCCGAACCCGGGCGGATATGACCCGGGGGCCGTTTCGCATAAAGGGGTGGAAAACCCCGATAACGAAAAAAAGGCAATACGTGTCCGGCAGCTTTGGCGGCCAGGATATCCAGTGGCGGACCCTGGCCAGGCATGGCCGCCGCCTTGGAAAGGTTTTGCTATTCACCAATGCCCAGGAAGCCGGGACAATGGAAACCCGGATCCGGGAACATTTCGACAGAAACGTGGCGGACTTGAACCGGGGCCAGGTTATCCGGGCCCCCAAATACGGGAGTTAAGACAATGGCGGATCAGACCTTATACCGGTGCCAGGGTTTCAGCGTCGACGCAACTATCTGGAGCAGCATTGATTCGGATTCCGTGCGGGTAAGCCCGAATATTAAGACGGCGATAGAACAGAACGGCGGGAAATTGAATGTAGCCGCCGGCGCGGTGGTTAGCGCGGCGCCGGTTATTGAGTTTGATATCTTCGAGGCCGCGAAAATCACCGCCCCCACCGAAGTGGCGGCCTTGATCCTGGCCTGGGCGGCCAGTGATGCCGACGGCGGGGTGGGGACCGGTTTTGTAAGCGTAACCGCCAAGGCCCTACTGGTGCCAATCACGATAAAAGGCGCCAAGGGGCAGCCGGCAAAGTTGACGATCCGGGCCTATCTGTTGAGTAGTGACGGGGACACGAGCCCCATAGCGGTGGGGACTAGTTCCATAGCCTTGGCCCTTGTAGACCAGCTTTACACCCTGGGCGACAGCGAGATAAACAGCGCCGCGGTGGGCGGTATCGAAAGCCAGGAAATATCCTGGAATTATGAGGCGGTAAGCGATGAGGGCCAAAGCGGCCACCTGTACCCGCAACGGGTTATTTTCCAAAAACTGGCGCCGGTGATCCGGATAACCACCACCGAAATAGGGCAGGCCACCGCGGCGCGAATGGCGCCCGGCCAGAAACTTTCCGCTAACTGTTGCAGCCTAAAGTTTGCCAATCTGATGGCGGACACCGGCGACCTTGCTTTCGATATCGGGAAAGGGATTATTACCGCCCAACCCCAGGGCGGTACCCCTTCGACTGTGGCCCTGGAAATAAACGGCCTGGATGATGACGCGGTCGACGCCACCTTTGTGGTTGCCAGCGTGACTACCTAACCCGCAAGCCTGCAGCAAGGGGCCGCCCATGGCCGACAAAGCAAAACGCGAACCCCGCCCGATACTGTACCATTTCCCGGGGCAGGGTGCGGTGCCGGAACAATTCCAGACCCGGATCGAAACGCCCGCCAAACTGTGGGGGCTTTTGTCCGGATTATTGGGCGGCAATGGCCAGTACCGCCAGGCCAACGCCCCGGGCCCCGCCGGCCGCGGCCTGGTGGTGGCGGTCACTCAGGCCACCATAAAGGATCCGCGGCCCGGTATGAAATATGACCCGGCCCTGCAGGTTTGGGCGGAATTCGAGGCCGGCGCCTGGGCCGGGGTTTGGAACGATTGCCGGCCCGAGGATTACCTGCGGGAAAGCCCAATCCAGCCCGGCTATTTCCTGGGGACGCCCCGCGGCCAGTGGTGGATCCCGACCGCCACCCTTGAAAGCCCCGCCTGTTACCTGCCCCAGGAGGATAGATACACCCTGGGCGAATGGCACAAGGTACCTACCGCCGAATACCAAGACCTTGCCCGCCGGGCCCTCGAGTGTTTGGCGGTGGAACATGGGGAGAAACCAATGCCGGCGGCGCCGTGGTTGCGCGATACATGCGTGGCCGCCCTGGCCTGTAACTACGCCCTGACCGCCCCGGAAATGGCGTTACTGGGCCTGTTGAATGATACCGCCTATAATGCGATTACTGGGATTCTGACCGACCGTGCAGCCCGGGAAAAAAAAACGGAACCCGAAGCGCAATAGCCGAGGCCTGGGCCCGGGGCCTGGCCCCGGGGTACCGGCCAACCTGTTACGATTTGGAGCACCTGGTGGCCCGCCATGGCAGAACTTGAATATAGGATAATCGCAAGCGATGCGGAAGCGCAACGCCGGGTAGAAAACTTTTTCCGGCGCCTGGGCTCCGGCGGCGCCGACGGCAAAAAAGCCATTTCCGGAATGAACCGGAGCCTAGGCGGGTTTTCCAAAAACCTGTGGGGGATGATAGCCGGCGGCGGCGCCCTGGCCGCGACGATTAAAGCTATCCGGGTAATGGGCCAGGAATGGGACGCGATAAAACGCAAGCGCGAGGCCGCCCTGGGGACGATGAAAGGGGCCGCCCAATCTCGAGCCGAGGCCCTGGAAAACCTGCCCGGGAACATATCCATAGAGCAAGCCGACACGATGGTGGCCCGGATTCGAAAGGGCACCAAGGCCCCCGAGGCCACAATATGGCGGATGTTTTCCGCCGGCGCCTCGAGTATGGGCGGGGCGACAGTGGGCCAGGCCGAGGGCGCAATACGTGAGGCAAGCCGGCGCGCGGTCCGGACCGGCAATGAGGACCCGACTTTCGCCACCGCCCTTTTGGTTGCGGCGAAAATTGCCGGTACCGAGGATATGCGGGCGGCCCAGGGTTTTGCGATGAAAGGGAAACAGGCCGGGTTTGTTGTGGAACAGGCCCAGTTTGCCGCCAATGTATTGCCCGCCGCCGCCGGCCTGGTGGGGCAGGGGCTAACCCCCGAAATGGCAATGGAACAGGCCGCGGCCTTTACCCATATTCTAACCGACGCCACCGGGGCAATGAGCCGAACCGCCGCGGTTAATTTCTGGGGAGCAATCCAGACGGGTAAGATTATGCCCCAACCCGGCGGGGAATGGGGCCGAATTCCGGCAACGATTACGGATCCCATGGAACGGCTGCAGGCCGCCCAGGGCGCCTATGGCCAAATGGACCAAGACCAACGCGACGAACTGATGACAAAGTTTAAAGGGCGCGGGGTGGTAAAGACCTTTTTCCGGGGGATCCTTGACGCCAACCCCCAATATATGGGCGAAATGGAAAAGGCGGCCGCGGAAATCCCGGCCTTTGGTCCGGAACTTGGCGCGGTGGTGGGCCGCTATGAAAGCGCCCTGTATCAAGATCCGCGGATGCGGCAGGTAGAACGGGGCGCCGCCTATGAATCCCTGGTGGAACAGTTACAGATGGTGGACCCCGGGCGCCTGGCGGTGGCCACCGAGCGCCACGGCCTCAAGCAAACGGTGGGCGCCCTAGAGCAAGTTTCCGGGGTTATAGATTCGAAAATGGCCCTGGGCCGGTTCGATGTTCGAACCGCCCGCGGTGAGGATCCGCAAACGGTGGCCGATGAAATCCTTTTGGGGATTGGCGAAAGTATGCGGACCGGCAAAACCGCGTGGGCCCTGCGCCAGGTAACCACCCGGGACGCCACCTTATCGCAATCCGGTACCCTGTTGGGCAGCCTGGGCGAGGGCCAGGGCGAGGTGGCAAGCGCCGCCCAAAGCCTGGCCCGCCTGGTGGAAATACAAGAGGATATCCGGGAACAGCGGGGCGATGTAGTACGGGAAATCAAGCAGCCCCGGTTGGGGTTTGGGGCCAAAGAAATGGCCGGCGCGATGAGCGATTAAGGACCCGAGGCCATGGCAGCAGGAATAATTACCACAAACTGGCGGATGCAGCCCAAGGCCTGGGGGTTGCCCGCCTGGGCCAAGTCTGGGTGGTGTACCT